TTCTAATGCAGATACAATTAAGCAAGCGATGATTTATATAGTAGATAGAATAGATAAAGCTAAATTATTATCAACAGTACACGATGAAGTAATAGTGGAAGCAAAAGAAGAAGATGCTGAAGAAGTAGCTCATGAGGTATCAAGAGCACTATGTGATGGTTTTGCTGAATTTGTGCCTGAGGTACAAATGGTGGCAGATGCTGTAATTAAAGATTATTGGAGCAAAGATTGATAGGAGGTTTTTTCTATGGAAGTATTAATTAAAAAGTTACATGAAAACGCTAAAATTCCAACGTATGCAACTGAAGGTTCAATTGGTTTAGATTTATATGCTGTTGAGGATTATATTTTAAGGCCTAATGATGTAAAATGTATTAGAAGTGGAATTGCTGTTAAGATTCCAGATGGCTATTGTTTTGAAGTTTTTGCGCGAAGTGGTTTATCTTCTAAGCAACAATGTATAATTTTAAATAGTGTTGGTATAATTGATTCTGATTATACTGGTGAATTGCTAACATATATGAAGAATATTAGTAATGATACTGTTATTATAAACAAAGGCGATAGATATGCACAAATGATTCTTAAGAAAAAAATCCCAGTTGTTTTTAAAGAAGTAGACGAGTTGCCTATGACAAATAGAGGTGTTGGTGGTTTTGGTTCGACAGGAAAATGATAGGAGGTAGCGAATGTTTATTAATATATTTCAAAAAGAGCTATGGGAAGATAAATATCAATATAATGGAGAATCATTCAAAGAATTTTGTAAGAGAATAAGTTCAACTATATTTAAAAATGACATAGATAAACAAAAATTATTATATAAACAATTATCTAACTTTGAAGTTTTGTTTGGCGGTAGGATAAGTGCGAATATTGGAACTCATGAAGAGGGGTTAACTCTTTTTAATTGTTTTATCTTACCTACTCCTGCCGGTTCAGATTCTTTAGTGGGTATTTTTGATTTAGCTCAAAAATACGCATTAACTTTAAAAAGTGAGGGTGGCGCTGGGTTCTGTAGTAATTTTTTAAGGCCTCAAAACACACTTATTAAAAAGATTGGTGTAACAACTCCAGGGTTAGTAAAATTTTTAGAATTGTATGATATTAGTTCTAATATAATTACTTCTGGAAGTGTGGATAGTGAAACAGCTTATCAAGGAGAGCCTACTAAAAAAAGTATTCGAAAAGGCGCCACAATGGTAACTATAAGTATTTGTCATCCAGAAATAATTAATTTTATTACTGCTAAAAGTATGCCTAATAAATTGACTAAAATGAACATGTCTGTTTTAATTACCGATGCTTTTATTTATGCTGTTGATAATGATTTAGATTGGAACTTATGGTATCCAGACATTTATTTTGAAAAATATGATTTAGAGTGGGATGGTGATTTTGAAAAGTGGGCTGAAAAAGGCTATCCGTATGTAATTTATAATACTATTAAAGCTAGAGAGTTGTGGGACTTGTTATTAAAAAATTGTTATAATAGAAATGAGCCTGGGGTTATTTTTATTGATACGGTGCGACGATTTGATAATTTACAATATTTAAAAAACACTAATGTCAATGCATCTAACCCATGCAGTGAAGTTTTTGATAATGTAGGTATAGTTAAATATAAAGGAAAAGAGTATCAGATAGGAGGGGTATGCAATCTAGGCTCGGTTAATATAACTAAATTTTATAATATACGCACTGGAAAATTTGATTATGATAAATTTTTAAATTCTGCTCAGCTACTTGTAGAAGCTTTGGATAATATAATTGATATTTCTAATTATCCATTGGATATTTATAGAGACGCGTCTAAACTTAAACGAAAAGTAGGTGTAGGCATTGCTGGTATAGGATCATTAATGATGATGATGGATATACGATATGGCAGTGAAGAGTGTGTACAATTTTTAGATGATTTAGGATTGAAATTTATAAACGCTTTATACACTAAATCTGCTCAGTTAGCGCACGAAAAAGGCGTATTTCCATTATATAATTCAAAAAAGATCTTTAATGGTGGCTATATAGCACATGGTTACTTAACAGATGAGACATTGCAATTAATTAGAAAGTATGGATTAAGAAACAGCGCTTTATCAGCTATTGCTCCTAACGGATCCTTATCAATTCTTGCTGGTAATATTTCAGGAGGGATAGAACCTGTTTTTGCTAGAGAGTATATTAGATGGAAGCGTATTACACATAAAAAAGTGGATTTTAAATATCCAGATGTAACTAAAAATGAATGGTTTGAAACTGATTATTTTAAGTTTTTGATGGTAGGGGATGAAGAAGTGTTAATGTCTATCGATGGTAAGTACAGGGTAGATAAAAATGTAGGATTATGTGAACAAACAGTTGTTAGGGATTATGGTTATGAGTTGGCTAGTCAGTATGGGCATACCAATGTTGCGACTGCAGAGGAATTGTCTGTGGATGAACATTTACAGGTGTTAGCTACTATGGCTAAATATGTTGATTTGAGTATTTCTAAAACTATTAATTTACCAGAAAATATTACTTTTGATGAATTTAAAAAAGTATATTCAAGTATTTTTAGCCTTGGAGTTAAAGGGTGTACAGTATATAGACAGGGTAGTTCTGTTGCAGTTTTAGAGTCTACTAAGAAAAACATAGAAAAAGATATTAAACAACAACAAGAGGAATTTTTAGAGGCTTTCGAAAATCAAAAAGGAAACGGTATAGTAAAACACGTTAAATTACCGGATAAATACCCCGCATTTGGTTATATTTTACGTAGCGAGGGTAAAAAGTGGTATGTACATGTGGCATTTAAAGATAAGGCTTTAACAAAACCCTTTGCTGTTTTTGTAAATACTAATAGTAGAGAGGATAATATATCTACATTTAATACATTGGATAAATTAGAAGAATTAGCAGAAGCTAAAGGGTTAGACGCTGAACTTATAGATGGCGTTAAAAATAAGTATTCGTATCAAAAAAACCCCGTTAAAATATGTAGGATGTTAGGATTTTTATTGAGACATAATGTTGATATAGTAGATATTGTAAAAGCGATGGATTCAGTTGAGCAGGCTACGTCTGGTACATTTGTATACAGATTAAAGAAATTTTTAGCCCAATTTATAACAGAAATTGGAGATCCTGTACTGTGTCCGAATTGTAATACTAAAGGGTTAGTATTTCAAGAAGGATGTTATTTATGTCAAAATTGTGGTTATACTAAATGTTGAAGGAGGCGAGTTACTGATGGTAAAGGTAATATGTAAATATTGTACTTATGAAAAGGATAATAAATGTAGTAAGAAAAAATCTACTGTTAAGCTAAATAAACGTAGGAGATGTAATTTATATAAAGAAAACGAGGAAAAAATAAAAGCTTTGTTTGAGAAACCAGTTAAGAGAAAAAGTAGGGTTGTTTACCCTTCTAGTTGGGCTGCTGTTAAAGGACAACTAAAACGTAGTTTTGATTTACAACAATTTCAGACCACTGTTTCAAAACACCCATTAACTGGAGATCTTAGTGAATTTGTGGATAAAGATAGTGCGGTTGTTAGTGGGGGTGCGTTTATTAATGGCTAATGAAACATCGTTGGAATTTGAACGTAAATACAAAAATTTGGGGTATGAATATATAATAGGAGTCGATGAAGTAGGTGCTGGTTCTTTAGCTGGACCTTTAGTTGTAGCTGCTGTTTGTATTCCAGATGGTTTTGATATTACTAATATAAAAGATTCAAAGAAAATTGCTCCTAAAAAAAGAGAGCGTATAGCTACTTATATTATGGATAATTGTGAATTTTCAATTTATGAAGTTGATAACTTATTAATTGACAGTATAAATATTAGGAATGCCAGAGAGGTTGGGATGCGTGCTGTTATAAATAATATGGAAAATGCTGATTTGGCATTAATAGATGGAAATTTTGTGCCGCTTTTATTAAATACGCATGGAGTTTCTATTATTAACGGTGATAATATTTCAGCCTCTATAGCAGCGGCTAGTATAGTAGCTAAGGTGTATAGAGATAACTTAATGACTACTTTAGGATTAAAATATACAATGTATAACTGGGCTAAAAACAAAGGTTATGGAACAAAAGAGCATAGGGAGGCTCTTAAAAAATATGGGCCTTGTGAATTTCATAGGAAAAGTTTTAAATTGCTTTAATTTTATTTATGGTATAAATAAATGGGGAGCTATAATATGGTGGTAACTTCTTATAATGATGGTAAAATATATTTTAAATGTAATGAGTGCGGTATTAACGATGTTTACGACGCTTCAAGTAAGTTGTCTGATAATTGTGCTGTATCTGTGGAAGTTGTCTGTAAAAAATGCGGTAATAGTGTAGAAGTGTGTATACTTATATGTAGAGATCAGACTAAGGCTCAATTATTACAATCAAAGTTTAATTTACTTAGAAATACATAATAAAGTTAGTTGGAGGTGTTTTATGTTGTCTTGGGATGATTTGTTTATGAATATGGTGTACTTAGTAGCTATGCGCAGCAAAGATATAAATACACATGTTGGTGCTATTATTGTTGGTAAAGATCATGAAGTTAGAAGTGTTGGGTATAATAGTTTTCCAAGAGGTATAAATGATAATGTCAGTGAAAGACAAGAAGGACCAGAGAAATATTATTGGTTTGCACATGCTGAAGCCAATGCAATTGCTAATGCTGCTTTGGCTGGTATTTCTGTTAAAAATTGTATTTTATATACCAACGGCACTCCATGTTCTAGTTGTGCGGTATCAATAATCAATTCTGGTATAAGAAAAATAATAATCGATAGCGTTTGGGAATCTACTAATAAAGGTTTGTGGGCGGAAGAAGCTAGTAGATCTCTTAAAATGTTTTTAGAGGCTGGTGTTAGTGTTAAATATTGGTCTGGTCAGCTTGTTACTATAAAAAGATTTAGAAAAAGTGAATTTTTTTGATGAAAAAGCTTTACAAAATTGAAAAAATATTTTATAATATAAGTAAGGGGTTGGAATTGGTATATCTTATGCCAGTTCCTTTTTATAATATTATATAAATATCAAACAATTGGAATTTTTGAGGAATTCGGGCTGCGTCTCATATAGACGCGTGAATTAAAATAGACAAACTGCTAACTGAGAGGAGATAATAAAATGACAGATCAATTTGATTTTTTTCAAGTTGTACCTGGAGATTTAGGAAAAGATTGGACTTTTGAAGGAGACCAGGCTTTATGGAATAGAGCTCCATCTGATAAAATTTCTAATTATGAACAATACTTTGCTGGCCCTAGGTCATCTACTGACCGTACTAAAGTTGTATTTGGCTATGATCATGAAGAGAATCCTGAAAGAGAAATTGGGCCTGGGTATGTTGGGTTTGGTGTAGACTGGTCTTTGTTTAATTATAACCCTTACGGTGGTCGTGGGGATGGTAAGAATCCTAATTTTAGAGTATTAAATGATTGGTTAAAAATTACTGGTTTAGGTAATTTGGACATTGAGACTAAAGATGTAATGGATAAGAAAGAAGTAGATGCTTCTGGAATGTTGAAGTATAGGAATTATCCTACTGAGGGATATAATTCGTTTGGAAAGAAAAGCGGTGGAGCTAGTGGGGATAAACGCTGGAAGTGGCAAGGAAATACTTGGGTGCCAGCAGCATAATTTTATAATTTTACAAAATTTAATTTATATGCTATAATCTAAATAGGATCAGGAGGAACGCTAATGTGACTATAGATCAAAAACCCTCTACATTATACCACTGTATTAAATGTGGTAAAGTGTGGGGGGGTTCTACTGACAATCAAACTTCCGGATTATGTATAGATTGTTTTGCAACGTGGGCTGTAACTAAATATAGTTGTTTTGGAAATTATAATAATTCTCCTGATTGTAAGAATTGTAAGATATCAAAATATTGTAAGGTTTATTATGAGTCTAAAATACCCGTGCATATGTAATGATATGAAATATATAATTGAAAATACAGAATTAATAACAAGCTTTAAGGATCATTGGGTGATTGTGTGGAAAGAGCTTGATAGAACTAATAAAGGTGTGAATATTGAAAATTTAGCAGTTAAAATTAATAATTGTCCATTTTGTGGGAAAGAATTAAAGTATTAGGAGGTATTTATGATGTTAGGGAAAAGGAGTAAGACTAGGGAAAAGATTGATGTGGCTATGCGTTATTTAAACAATAGAAAAGTAAAAAGAGCGTTAATTCAATTTGAAGCTGCAATTAGGGCAGGAGATGGGACTGATTTAGAGAGAGACGTGGCAGCATGGTGGATGTACAATTTAGCTAAGTATAGACGTGAGTGGAAGAAACGAAGGTATGGTAATGCTAATATTTACACATACACCGATGAAAATGTTGGGGCTGCATGGTCTGATGTTGAGATTGCTGCTATTTTGATGTCTCCAAATACTCGTAAAATAAATAATTATTTATGTCAATTTTTAGGCAGAAATGAAGAAGCAGTTAGATTTCAAAGGCGCTATGCTCATGGACATCCGCTCAAATCGTGGTTATCTGAAAGCGGTGAGCGTTATGTGCGTTACACACAAGCTAAGCGAGTTATGTCTAAGTTACCATAATTAATTAAATGTGTCCCAGTGTCTTGTGGCCTGTGTACATATATGTGGAGCGGCGAAATAAGAATTTTCGCCGCATCCACTAAAATTTAGGTGGTAATGTATGAAAAGCATTTTATTGGTTGACAATAAATTAGACCGTATTATATATTTTATAGAGCGGTTTGGTGTATACGATTTAGATATCGTTGAAAATTCAATTTTTGCTCTAGATTACTTGACAAATAAAGTATATGATTATATATTTCTTGGTGGGGATCTTGGTGAGAGGGGCGGTCATTGTGTAGACGTAGCTAAATTTTTAGCTGAAAATGAAAACAACCGAAATAATGATGCAAAAATAATAGTATATAGTTGGGATATACCTGCTGTAGAAGCTATAATTTCTATTTTACCTACAGTTGAGTATATACCTTTTAGTCAGACAGGGTTTATAGATATGTTTGATTTATAAGATATGGGTAATGGGTGTTATTTTAGATTATACCGCGCTCTATGTGGGTGTGTGTATTGAAACAAAGGAGGTGTCTATGTTTATGATAAGGAAAGATCTAATACCTACGCTAGGCTCTACGAGCTCGCCAACTATTAGACGTTTCAAAGACAGTATAGACTCATTATTCAATCAGTTTTTTGATGAATTTTTTGATAGGGATTTGGCATTGTTTAATGATCTGCAACCAGCAGCGAGTTTTCCAAAAGTTAACATTGCTGAATCAGACTCTCAATATGAAATAGACATTGCTGTTGCAGGGTTTAATAAAGATGATGTTAGTTTAGAACTTAAGGATAACGATTTAATTATTAAAGCCGCTAAATCAGAAGAAAGCGGCGATTCTAATAAAAAATACTTACGGAGGGAAATTTCTTCACGATCTTTTAAACGCGTGGTTAGATTTCCTGTAGATGTATGCGCTGATTCAGCCAGTGCTGAGTATAAAGACGGAATAATTAAATTTACAATTGATAAAGAAATAAATAACTCTAAAGAAGATATTATTAAAGTTGATATTAAATAAATTAATTTGGCACCCATTACCCATATTTTTATTATTATGGAGAGATTTTAATGTTTTATGTCTATTTATTGTTTATGTTAAGGTATAGCCACTTAGCTACGTTTTGTAGTTAGTGGCTAATTTTATTTTATATGGTAAAGGAGAAAAATTATGGGACGTTATTACGAAGCTAGTTCTTCTGTGTATAATTTGCTTGGTAGCTTGGTTGATGAAAGGTTTAACCATTTAACTAATACTAAATTTAAAATATTTATGGATACAAAAACTAGGGTTGATAAATTAACTGAACGAGTCGTGTTAGCTTATATAAAATTAACTAGTGAAGTTGAAAGATTATTAACACAAGATGATATAGGGGGTGATGGGGTCGATTATTTTTTATTTTTAAACTCGTTGGTATGGGAACTTGCAAACGATGTTGATAAGAAACGTATATTATCACACGAGCTTAGACATTGTTTTATAGATGATAAGGGTAATTATAAATTAATAAAGCACGATATAGAAGATTTTTATGAGGAATTAAAACTTAATGAAGACGATCCTATGTGGGCACAAGCATTAAGTACTATTGCTATAGCTAAGTTAGAGCAGCTAAAAAGAGATGGTAAGCAAAAGTAAGGAGATGTATTATGGAAGATAAAAATGTTAGCAGTAAAGAATCAACGATAAAAAATTGGAATAAGGTTATCGTTCTATTGGCTAAAGCTAAAAGTGGAGAAAGTTCTATTAAATACGCTAAAACTGACGATGATAAAGTCAAAGCTCTTTCTGCAGAATTTGTTTTGCAGTTTGAATTTCCATTAAGTCCCGAGCAACTTTTTAATTATACTACTATGTTAGAAGAGTCTAAAAAAGAAGTAGAGGGTTTAGATTTAAATGCTGGAGAAGTCACATCTAAACAACGAATGTTAATTGACGCAATAATTTTAAGAAATTCTATAGTTAAAGCAGATCATGGAGAATTAAAAGTGAATTTATACAAAAACGAAGCTGTGGGTGGGCTTGTTGTTGGACTTAGTGCGGATCTTAGGTTACAATTTGACAAACCTTTACCTGTTATGTTATTGACTGAGGATAACTCAGACTAGACTAATTTTTTGTGAATAATTAAAATGGAGGCTTGTATATGGCTGGTAAAGTTATATCTATAAGTATTAAATTAAAAAGTTGGTTTGATCAGTGTATTAATAAAGTTTTGAATGGTCGGCCCATGGTTTGTATAGAGTACTATTTTACCGATGTTGTGACAGGAGAGCCTGTTTATAAGTATATGGATAGATTAGGTAATATATGGATGGCGACTAATAAATGGGGGTGGTTTAGAGTCAAATGTAAGCAATAAACTAACTATTTAAAGTATAGGGGTTGTTATTTTTATTGTTTTGTTTTTCAATTATACTTAATAATAAAAATGGAGGTGGGAGGTTAATAAGAAAAAATGCGATACTTTGAAAAACAATGGTTAGCGTTTTTTCATATACCTAAAACTGGAGGGACTTCATTTACTACATTTCTTAGAAAAAAGTTAGGCGAAAGTAGACACATTAAAAAATTTACTCATCATGAGCCTTTGCTAGTTAAGAAAGAAATACTTGGTGATGAATTGTTTAATAAACTTATTATAATAACTTTAATAAGAAATCCTTACGCTAATTTGGTTTCACACTGGGCTTGGGTACAACAAATTAAAAGCAATTCAAAGTATCCACACATCGCAGAGTTAAAAGGGGTAAATTTTCCTGAATTTGTTGATTGGCATTTTGAGAATTATAATTCGTATAGTGATTTTATATTAATAAATGAAGAAATACCTCCAAATTTACGAATAATTAGGTTAGAGTATTTAGAAAAAGATACAAATAAAATATTGAATAATGAATTAGGGTTAAATTTACAGTTAGATTTTCCTCATATCCATAAAACTAGTCACGCTCCATTTATGGATTACTATACAAATGATTTACTAAATAAAGTAAATAAAAAATATGAATGGACTTTTGATATGGGGTTTTATTCAAAAAAAGAAAACATAAACTAAGTATAGAAAATTTATTTTAAATATAAGTAGTAAACAGTATTGTATTAATATATAATTAATTACTATATTAATATATAAGGTGATGGAAAATGGTAACTAAGCTTAACACAGCGATTCGAGGAGATCAAATAATTGATGCTACTATTTCTGGAGCACACATTAAAAATGCTGAGATTACCCCTATTAAATTAGATATTGTGAATTCACCTGATGATGGAGATGTATTAACATATAATGCTAGCAATTCTGCCTTTGAATGGGAAAAAGTAGGAACTTTGACTGCTAATGAATCACCTACTGGGTCTATTAATGGATCAAACACAAACTTTACTTTATCAGCGGCGCCAGAAGCTAATTCATTAGAGGTTTATTTAAATGGTATTTTGCAGCAACCTGGAACAGGCAATGATTATACTGTAAGTGGTACGCAGATAACTTTTACTGCTGCGCCTGAAGTAGGTGATATTATTCTATGTAGTTATTTAACCTCAGCGGGATTAGGCGGGGGTTATTATACTGATCACGGTAATTTAAATGGGTTAGGTGACGATGATCATTTACAATATATATTAGTAGACGGAAGCCGTGCATTTACTAATGTTATTAGTTATAATTCTAACAAATCTTTTACTGCAGATACTAATTTAGTGGATAAAAAGTATGTAGATGACAGTGTTGCTGGACTAAGCCAAGATTCAATAACAGAAGGAAATTCTAAAGTTGAAGTTGTTGATACTGGAACTGGCTATATTATTATTGAAGCTGATGCGTCAGAAATAGCTAGGTTTAATGCAAATAGTCTACAATTATCTGGCGATTTACTACCTGAAATGACTGGAGCTAGTGGGTCGGTTTCAACACGTGATATTGGTTCTGCTACAGCAAAATTTAATACTATATATTGTCATGATTTGATGGCTGATGCAGGATCTATTTATGTTAACAATAAAAAAGTCATTGAAGATGTAAGTGATGTTATTACAATTTCTACAGATTCAGGCCAAAGATTGAAAGTTGCTTCGACAGGTGATTCGGGTGATCTTTATTTTTCTGGTGAAGGTGGAGTTCAAATAGTAGTTCCTAGCACCTATTCAAATCATGATATCACTATTTCCAATAATTCTAGTGGTGGGGATATTAATATAGGTGGAACTGGTCAGACCATTAAATTAAATGGAACTGTTGATTTGGCTAATGGAGATTTAGATCACAGTGATTTATCAGGATTATCAGATGACGATCATACGCAATATATTAGAGTAGATGGTACAAGATCGTTTACGGGGGTAGTTGGTGGTATAACCCCCACATCGGCTGATCATTTAGCTACAAAAAGTTATGTAGACTCTGTTGTCCAAGGACTAGATTGGCAAGATTCAGTGATTGATAAAGATTTGAGTAGTCCTCCAGGATCTCCTTCTACAGGAGACAGGTACTTAATTGCTAATAGTGCAACAGGTGCTTGGTCTGGGCATGATGGTGAAATAACCGAGTGGAATGGTAGTTCGTGGGAATTTACTGCTAAATCGGAAGGCCTTGCTGTTTGGGTGGAAGATGAGAATAAACTTTATACATACAACGGTTCAGCTTGGGTTGTATTTGGTTCTACTATTTCACATAATAATACTTCAGGATTAAATGATGGAGATTACAAACATTTAACTGCAAGTGAATATAATGGATTAACTGGCAGTGGCGATACTACTCTTCATACTCATGATGACAGGTATTTTACTGAAACTGAAGCTGATGCTAGATTTGTATTATTAACTGACTATGAAGATGCTGATGTATTAGCAAAAATTAAGAATGTAGATGGTAGCGGATCTGGTCTCGATGCTGATTTATTAGATGGGCATGACTCATCATATTTCTCTATCAATGGTCATACTCATGATTCCAGATATGTTAATGTAACTGGAGATGAGATGACTGGTACCCTTAAAATAAGTGGTACAACTAAAACAGATGGGTATTTTTATGCTGGTACTACTGATCCCACCAATAGTACACGTTTAAATTATGATGGATATTTCTATGCTACTAAGGTTTATAATGCTGTTTATAACGATATAGCTGATTTTCAACCGGTTGATGATGAAGTGGTGTATGGTAAAGTTTATAGACTTACTAAATCTGGTGCAAAGATTTGTACTGAGAGGTGTCAATTGGGAGTTATAGGAGTATGTTCTGATACTTACGGTATCGCTGCTGGAGTTGGAGGAGATAATAAAGCACCATTTGCTGTAGCTGGATGGGTTTTAGCATATGTTGATAAAGAATATGAACCTGGTACTCCTCTTACTAATGATGAAAATGGAGATCTTATTGAAATGACATTAGAAGATAAGAGAAGTTATCCTGAGAGGTTAGTTGCTATTTATGATAGACCAGAACCTAGAGAATTTTGGGGGCCTAATAACGAAATTAAAGTAAATGGACGGCACTGGATAAAGGTTAGATAAATAGATAGGAGTTCGTTATAATGTCTATAAATAAGTTTTTCTCTACACCTGTAGCTGTAGCTAGTGAATTATTTTCAGCTGGGTGGTGCAATTTAGACTGTCAATACTGTTATATTTCTAAAGTAGATAGAATAAAAGATATTCATAAAACAATTATAGATAAAATTAAATCAGGAAAATATTTAGAAGAGCTTAAATATTATTTTGGCGATGAGTTAGAGAGTATTGGTCATTGGGGCACTGAACCTACTTTGACTATTAGCTTATTTAAGGATTTTTATCAGAAAGCTGTAGAAGAATTTCCTAAACTCAAAACAGTTAGTTTTTCTTCTAACTTTATGACTAATCCTGATAATATAATTGATTTTGCTAAATCTCTTCCTAGAAAATTGAATTTAGATATACAGATATCTATTGATGGTCCTCCAGAGATTACTGATAAGAATAGAAAATTAGGATCTACAGATAAGATAATAGAAAATGTTTTATATGTGTTTAAACACTTAAATGATAGTAATAGATTTATATCTGCTCATATTAAACCTACTGCAGCGAGGGAAGATATACAATATTTGTCTAGTTTTGATAATTTGAAATATTACTATGATTTCTTTGAGGATTTATTTTCTAAACTATCAGAATTTAAGAATATACGTATCACTAATATTGTAGATCCAACAGTAGTAATTTCTAGTGACTGTAATTATAATAAAGAAGATGGTATTAATTTTTACAAGTTATATAAGAATCAAATAATACTTAAAGAAAATTATAAGTATAGATTTATTAATCCTCCTGAGTCTTATATTTATAGAAGAGCTGCAGATAAATTAGTTTCAAAGAGAGAGTTTTATAGTAAACATAAAATGTTTCTATGTTCTGCTGGTGATTCATGTTTTGCTCTAGGAGAAAAACCTTACTCTTTACAATATTGCCATAGATGTTTCTATAGTGATGATGAATTATATTTGAAAGAATCTAATTTAGATGAAAGTAGTCTTGGTAAACTTGGTGTTATCAATAAAGAGTCCTCTGAAATTGATATATTAAAGTTTTTGATTAGATCCAGAGTTTATAATGATTTTGGTAGATTATTGGAAAATTCCGCATACTCTTCTTGTTATACTTTAGCTGAGTGTGGTGTAATAAATAGTATTTATAAAGACTTTGATATGACAAAAATGTTGAATTTTTATTGTATGTTAATAAAATGTTATTTGGAATCACTGGTAAAGTCTGGTAGTATGTTTATACCCGATTCTAGTTTATTTATTTTATTAGGAAATGGCTATGGTGAACTCTGTACAAGTAGGCTTATTAAGGAGGGTTACATATAATGAATGACAGAGAATTATATTTTATGTTCGGTGCTAGATATAATAAAATAAGAGATATTTATAATATGATAAATGAACAGCTTAGTGGTAATATAGCAAAGCAAATAAATGTTGATGATATAAATTGGTTTATTGATATTTTATTAGGATGTTTAGTAGAAAGGAATGTGGAATCTAAAGAAGTATTAAATTTTTGTTATAATTCTAGTGTGTCTATTATTAAATGGGTTAATATATTTGGCGATGAAAAATTCTCGGATGTTATGAAAAAAGCTAAACTTATAAATGAACTTACATGTGATTGTTTATCGGTAGATAATTTAGTAAGAATTTCTTCTATATTAGTATCTAAAATAGATAATTTTATGAATAAAACTAGACCAGTTGGAATTGATATGAGTAGGCATTATTATAATATACTACATAGTTAAAATAGGAGGATGAGCATGAGTTTTTCATGGACATCTATTGTACCTGGTGATTCTATTCAGGAAGATCATCATAATGAAGTTAAAAATAATATAGATAACTTAATAAGTAGATTAGGGTTGACAGCTTATTCATGGACCAAATTCCCTAAAAGTTCTGGCGATAAAATAGATGATCAAGATATACAAGAGTTGAGAGATGCTGCTGATTATGTTTATGATAATAATAGTTGTAATTCTGACAATTCAACAAACCATACCTCTGTAGACAGTTCTGATTTATCTGGCGATCTTTCTACTAATAATTCAGGATTTAATGGAACTCAGAATACGACAGTTGACTCAGGACAGAATGCTACTGTGGACAGCGGTGATAATAGCTCTGTATGTGGATCTCATTATACTAGTGTTTTATCATCTCAAGATACTGGTTTAAATAGTGCAAAATTTTATAGCGCATAAACAAATGGAGGTATATAAATGGGTTTTTCATGGTCTACATTAAATGAAGATGAAAAGATAGATTGGGATGTGGGTGTAGAGCTACAAGAACTTAGAAATAATGTAGATTGGCTAGATGATAATTTGGTTGATGCTAGTCATGATGCTTCTGTATGTAGTGGACACGACGCTAGTTATTATGGTTCATATAATTCTGGTGATTTATCATCTGTTGACTCCACTGTGAATACTACGGCTGATTCTTCTTATAACGGATCTTATGATAGTGGAGTAGATGGCAGTGATTATTCAGGATATTGTAGTAGTCATAATAGTTCAGTAAATTCATCATATGATAGTTCAGTTTGTAATACTGATTATTTTGCCTACAAGTAAACTTACTAGATCAAATATATTTTAATAGTAGGTAAGTTGGGGATATGATATGATACAGGATGATATAGTTTTACATATTCTTAGTAGAACATTTTTTGAATCTTGGAGAGACCGTAGATTTTTAGTAGATGATAAATATAGCAATTTTTCATCTTTGGAATTAGAAATAACAGCTGTTTGTGATCAGAGATGTTCATATTGTTATTATAATAAATATGGTAATTTTTTGAACCCACCATCTATCAGTAAGAAAGATAGTATATTAAATAATTTAGAAATATTATTAAATTGGTTATCTAATAATAAATATTTTCCTATGATAGAAATTTTCTCTGGCGAGCCTTTTTCTACAGAGATAGGATTTTTAGTTATAGAAAAAGTATTAGATTGGCAGATACAACATTCTATAGATAATAATATCGTTGTACCTACTAATTTTAGTTTTGTTCTTAGTGATGAAAAGATTTCTAGGATAGATAAATTAATAAATAGAGCTAAATACCATGACATTAATCTTATCCTAAGTGCATCCGTTGACGGAAAGTATCTTGATGAAGTTAATAGGCCGTTTTTCAGAAAGAAAAGAACCGAAGATTTCTATGATAAAATATTTTCTTTACAATCAAAATGGGGGTATGCTTTCCATCCCATGATATATAGTAAAGGTATTGAACTATGGAAAGATAACTTTCTATGGTTTCAAGAGATGTTTGAAAAATACAATATTAATTGGCAGTCTATTTATTTATTGGAAGTTAGAAATCATGAGTGGAATCTTAAACAGATAAAGGAATTTTATAATTTTATAAGATTTGTAGTAAATTGGGTTATTGATAGATTAAGAAAAGAAAATATAGAGGATAAAGATATTGTATGGGAGATACATAAAAGAAAAATATTTAATATATTCTCAGCATTCTTTGGTATGGGTAGGGGGTTAGGATGTTCAGTGCAGTCTACTATGCAACTTAGATTGGGAGATTTAACTGTATCTCCGTGCCATAGAACGGCTTATGATCAATTTAATATGTATAGGTTTGTAAATGATGGTAATAAAATTACTGGTATTGAATCTATAAATCCAGATCTTGTCACTGCTTTATATTCTCTTAACTTTAAGTTATTTCCATTTTGTGAATCATGTGGCATACAAGGTTTATGTAGTGGACCATGTTTAGGGGCTAATTATGAATTTTCTGGTGAAATGTTTATTACAGCTCCTACAATTTGTTTATTAGAACATGCTAAAGTTTTTGCGTTGATAGATGAGTTGGACAAATTAGGGATATTAAAATATTTTTATACATTGGAGTGTGCTGATTCTCTCAATATTTATGAGAAATATATTAAAGGAGAAGGAAATGTCTGATTATGAAAGGTATATTGATGATTTGAATAAACTTTTATTATCTAAATCTGTGTCGTCCTTATTTAATGATGAAGAAAGAAAGTGTGTTAAGTCTGTAATAGGATTAATGAACTTTCATATTTATAAGATGGTTATAGAAGAAGATATAGTTGATGATTATGAGAATAAAATTAAAGACGTTACTTTTATTATTGTCGATAAAGTTTTAAATGCCAATTTAAATTATGAAATGGTAGCTTTTTGTAGCATATTTTCAGAAATTGTGTATAATTGGAATGAAAATTATAAAAAAGACATTTTATTGTCAAAATTGTGTTTATTGTTAAATAAATTTTTAAGTTTATATAATTCACATGTGAATCTATTGAAAAAATCTAAAACTATGTTTTCTCTATTTTCTGAGTTAAATTCTTGGACTCCACCATCCTTTGAGCTAAACAGCGAATTGTTACAAAAACTTTTACAGGAGGCTAACTAAGAGTATGGAAATTATCACTACTACTAGTGAATGTAAAAAGTACAGCAAATCTGTATATAATAACACTATAGCCTATATAGGCATGCAAAGAAAAGAAAGCTTAGATAGTTTTCATGCGGGTCATGAACAGTGTGTGGCTGAGTCTAAACAACATGCTGATAAAGTAATGGTTGGCTTTATGAATCTTGGAGAAATATTTACAAATGTATACCCTGAGTATGGTATTTATCCATCAAAGAGTAGCGAACAAATAAAGCAAGTGTGCTTACAATGGTGTGAACAGCAAAATGTAGATCTAGTACTGTGGCCTGAACGAGGTACTGAACTGTCTTGGGTTGAGTCTTTTAACTTAGAAGAGCTACGTGCTTATGTTGAGAATGTAATAAGTACTAATAATTACTTTGCTTTAGATGATTATAGAAAAGTACTTTTAAGAGCTGCTATGTTATTTACTAAAATACGTGAAGATCTAGATCTATATAGGATAGATGTGAGAGTAGGCTCATATAAAGATGGTAGTTGGCGATTGGGTATGAAACATTTTCTAGAGACTTATATGAATCAGGTTTTTATTTCTCCTGAACCTATAATAAATCCACTTACTGGATTTCCTTATATGTCATCTATAGTTGATTCTATATTAATGCCTCAAAAATCTTTCACAGAACAATTACCAAGTTTGATAGAAACTGGTAAATCACAAATACAAATTGATGTAGAACAATATAAACAAGATTTGCTAAGTAGTATCAATGCTTTAGATACTTCGGGAGAATTCCGTGCTTTAAGGGTAGAAGTGTTTTACGATTTGGTGTGGATTGATAACAATAAAGCTTTTATCGAAATTCCATTACATGTAAATAATAATTTTAGTGGCGATAGCTATTTGGTTTATTGTGAGTATATTGATTTATAATGATTAAGGATTTAAAAATTAATTATGAGCATGTTTTTATTAAAATTACCATCTCAGATAAAGAAGCTTGTATATGTTAACAAGTTATCGAAAGAGTTTTTCGGTATTTGTAATGAATATATAAAACCTGGTGTGCAAACATATATGTTCGAAGAATTATGTATAAAATTCTGTGAAAAATATAAACTTAAATCAGCATTTTTTGGGTACAATGGGTTTCCTCACCAACTTTGTGTAAGTGTTAATTCTGAAGTAATACACGGTTTTCCATCGGATTATATTTTAAAAGAAGGCGATATACTTACTATTGATGTTGGTTTTATTAAGGATGGGTTTGTAAGCGATAATGCAGAAACGTTTGTAATTGGTGGTGGTGAAAGTAGGATAGTAAATATTGCGTATAAAGCACTAAACAAAGCTCTTAGTTTAATAAAGCCAAATATACGTATATCTTCTATCTCTGAAACTATTTTTAATACTGTTAGCGTTGAAGGGTATGACGTTTTGGCTGGTTATGGTGGACATGGGGTAGGGTTTGAATTACATGAAGATCCTAATATACCAAATAGTCCAACTCTTGGGGTAGATTGGAGACTTCGTCCTGGAATGGTTATAGCTGTAGAACCAATAATTATTTCTAATGGGGCATTATTTAAATTTAAATCTAATGATTGGACATTAGAAGCAATCGACGGGTCTATATCAGCACATGTAGAAAGATCGATTGCAGTGTTACAACAAAAAATTGTTATTTTAATGGAGGCATGATATTATGGGAATAAATAAGCAGTTTAGAGAGGATCTAAAAAAATCATTATTAAAAGCAAAGGCAGCTATTGAAGAGGCTGATGTTATTGTAGCTTCTATAGAAGAAGCTGAACTACTTGACGAAAATTATGAAATTGCCAAAATTTGTGGTAGTAAAACATTGCCTATAGATGATAGATCTGAATGGGATGGTGATGCTGCTCGTGCTAGAATAGCTAAATGGGCTGGCGGCCCAGACAAAGATAAAATTAATTGGAAAAAATACGGTAAAGGTTTTGTATGGTGTGTTTCTGGCCAAGAAAAAAAGTTTGGAGGGTATAAGTTACCTTTTGCAGATGTAATAAATGGAGAATTAAAAGCTACTTGGGGTGGTGTAAGTAACGCAATGAAGGCAGTTAAAGGAGCAAGGAATAAACCAGTAGATGTTGATGTAACTAAAGCTTATAATTTTTTAGTTAAATATTATAAAAAATTTAAAAAGGAACCACCTGAAAAATAATTAAGGAGGTGTTGCGGTATGTCTTTAAAAGATGCAATAGAAAAGGTTAATAATGCAATTAAAGAGGCTGATGAGGTAGCTAAAAAGTTAACTACTAAACAAAGAAAGAATTTAAAATCTAGTTCTTTTTGTGGACCAAACAAGTCATTTCCGGTAACTGATTGTAAACATGTAGCTGTAGCTAAAGCTTATCTAAATAGGTCTAAATTTTCTAAGGCTACTAAGAAAAAAATAGCGGCATGTATTAATAGAAAAGCTAAAGAACTTGGATGTGATGTGAGTAAGCCTGCTAAAGTTAAAGGATCGTTAGAGTCCTTGCCTGAAGATTTAAAATTATTAGCAGATAGTGAAATTTTTTCGAACACAAAAAACTTAGTGGAACAATCTTTTGAATCGACTGATCTAGAATTATATGACTAGTAATGACTTTTTGGTTTATAGAGGTGTAGTAACATGGTAACGTCATTTAATAATGAGCTTATGGCCATAATATTAGAGTCTATACGTGTGGGAGTTTTATTGGTAAATGCAGATGATCATAATATTTTAGGAGTTAATTCACAAGCCGAAAATTTGCTTGGTAGAAGTAGAGAAGAGTTGTTGCAGTCTAAATGCGATGAACAAATTTGTAATATATGTACTATGATTTATAGTTATGATGATGCTAAAGAAGTAATTATAAATCGCCCAGATGGTAGCAAGAAGTATATTAAGTTATATGTAACCGAGAAATTTATTAATGCTAGTGACATATACATAATAACTTTGATTGATGTAACAGATAATCGTGAAGTGGAAGAATTATTGATAGATAGTTGGGGCGAAGCGAAAACTTTATTACAACAGAATATATTAGCTATAAATACCAACGAGGACTAGCAAGATGAGCAACAACACGTCTAATGGGAATAATATATCTAATGTTATATTTGAAATGACTACTGCATTTATTAATAATTTAAATGCTGCTATTAATAATTTTATCAATAAATTAGAATCTGTAGTTAAAGATAGTGATATACATACAGAAAAACAAATTAATATACTTGAAGCTAGTTTAAAAGACTCCCTTGCTAGGCTTGAGAATAGATATGACGGTCTTTATAATAAGATAAATACTCCACCTAGAAACGAAGAATTGTCATCGGAACATAAATTTTTATCAGAGGGTATTAAAGATGTTCTTACAAAGTTTGATGCTATGAATAGTAATATACTTTCTTTAACAAATAAAGTAAAAGATGTATTTAAGTTTATTAAAATTTTTATAGGTGTTATAGGAATTAGTATTTTAGCCGGTACTTTAATTATGTATTATGGAAACATGCGCGATGTATCTGTTAAAGGGTTAAAACACGAAATAGAAATGATTAATAATACTAATAAAGATTTTCAAAAACAATTACTTGAAAAATTGTATAAATTAGATGCCAGAATTAAGACAAACGAAGATAAAATTAATAAGTCTACAGACACACGTTAAATAAGTAGATAGAAAAATATTTTATGTCACTATTTAAAATTTCTTATGTTTGGTTAATAGCTGTGGATAGTATTGATAGAACATATAATTCTACCATATATGAATTAAACCCCCAATACAATCATTTTTGTTTTTACGATTGGGTTGGGGATTTTATGTTTTTATGCTTTACATTTTTGTTGTTATATGTTATAATAAAGATAAGAAAGGAGGTATATTAATGCCTGAAACTACACAAAAGTATCATAGGATTCCTGTTAAACGTAAGATAAAGACTAATGAACTTAGAACAATAACTATAGATAATGGTATCAAAGCGTTATATGATATAAAACGCAAAATTATTGTTACCTATTTATTCGATAAGAAAAAATATACTATGAAAAAGGCAAAGGAGTGGCTTAATAAACATAAAAAAAGTAAAGCTTCTTTGTTAGCAGAACATAATTTAATATTAGCTAGTGAAATTGCTGTACGTACTGAAGAATTAAAAGACACAATAGTAAATTTATATATGTCGGGGGATAAAAATGAACTTTGATAAAATTATTGCTAATCAAAAAGAGGAATCTAAGTTTGAAAAGTGGGAAGGTAATATTGTAGATTATCTCAAATTGGTAAAGGAAGATCCAAAGATTGCTACGTTCGCTCCTGGCAGAATTTATAATATGATAGCGGAGCATGGTACCAGTGATGTTGATGATTCTTTTAAACTACGAGGTTATGAAGATTTAGTAAAATATAACTTTTTTGATAATAAAATTTTCGGTATATTAGAACCAATACATGATATCATGAGGTTTTTAAAAGCAGCTGCTAGGCGTACTGAGACTGGTAAACGTATTCTTATTTTAGTTGGCCCTGTTAGTAGTGGTAAATCTACTATAGCCGCATTATTAAAGAGAGGTTTGGAAGAAGATCCGATTTCTAAGTACGTTATAAAAGGATGTCCAATTCATGAGGAACCGCTACATGCGATTCCATTAAACAATCGTGATTTTTGGGAAGAACAATTAAATGTAAAAATAGAAGGGGTTTTATGTCCTGCATGTCAACATAAATTAGACACAGAATTTACAGAAAACGGAGTTGTGAATTGGGATAAATTACCAGTTGAAAAAATTAAATTTTCTGAACAAAAACGTATAGGTATTGGTACATTTCAACCATCAGATCCACGAAGCCAAGATGTTACAGAATTGATAGGACGTGTTAATATGGCTAAAGTGGCAAGGTATGGTGAAACAGACCCACGAGCTTTTTCGTTTGACGGCGAAATTCAAGTAGCTAACGGTGGATTAATTGAGATGGTTGAATTGTTAAAAACGGATATTAAATTGCAATATGTATTAATATCATTGGCACAAGAACAAGTGATTAAATCCCCCGGATTTCCACAAATGTATATTGATACATTAGTGATTGCGCATACTAATATGACGGAATTTGATATTTTTAAAGCTGATAAAAAGAATGAAGCTCTACATGATAGGATGTATCCAGTATTTGTTCCATGGAATTTACGAGTAGACGATGAAATAAAAATTTATGAGAAAATGATTAATGAGTCTGATTTTAGAGATATACATATAGCTCCACACACTTTAAAAGTTGCGGCTCAGTTTGCTATTTTAACTAGATTAGTAGAATCAACTAAGGTATCCAATAAAATAGAAAAAATGAAGTTATATAATGGCGAAATATCTGAAGGATTTAAAAAAACCGATATAGATATTAAAGAATTAAGGCAAGAAGGAAAAAATAAAGGGGAAGGGTTAAACGGTATATCACCGCGATTTATTATAAACGCACTGAATGTTGCATTAGGAGCTAAGGAAGATAAGAAGTGTGTTAACGCTATCGATATCATTAGAGCGCTAAGGGATAATTTTACCCACCATATTGGAATAAGTGAAGAAGATGTCGATCATTATCTTAATTTATTAGTAGGTGATAAAGATTCGGTAAGTTCTGAATATAAAGAAATAGCTAAAAAAGAAGTTAATATGGCTTTTCTATATGCGTATGATGATCAAGCAAATGCATTGTTTGAAAACTATATGAAAAATATTACAGCCTACTGCCTAAAGGAAAAAGTCTACGATTCTGTTACAGGAGAATACTCTGATCCAGATGAGAAACTAATGAGATCTTTAGAAGAACTTATACCTGTACCAGAAAACTCTAAGGCGGAGTTTAGAAATGGTATATTTGTCTATAAATCCCATGCACTTGAACAGGGTAAATCATTTAAATATAAAGATTACCCACCTTTACAGGAGGCTATAGAGAAAAAACTAATGTCTGATCTTAAACCGATGGTAAGTCTATCGTTAGCAGATAAATCAGTTACAAACCCTAAAGCTAAAAAACGGAGAGAAAAAGCTTTACAGACATTATTAGAGAAAGGGTATTGTGAAGAGTGTGCTAATGTTTTATTAGCTTTTGTAGGAGAAATTCTTAGAAAAGAAGAATAAATGTAGTTATTGTTAACAATGGAGGTGAAGTATGTTATGTTTGAAGATATTTTAGGGAGAAATTGTGAGAATAGTAGTGGTGAATTAGATACTACATCTGTTACTTGCCCATATTGCGGAGCAAGTGAAGTTGGGTTAACTAGTGTAGGGGCTCAAAATGTTGAGTTTTTTTGTGCTAACTGCGGGTTTGTGTGGGAATGCGATTAATATTTTTTAGTATAACGGTGGTTACTTATGTTTGAAGATTTAATAAGGCCTAAAGTAAAAAAAGATGTGTTAAAAAGTTTTAATATTACTGATAAACGTTGTCCTTATTGTGCTTCTATTTATTTATATAATATAGATGGTGTGTTTTTGAATAGTAATACGTATAAAATGACGTTTGTATGATAGTTGTAAACGTAGTTGGAAAGTAATTGTGGATTTGAACTTAAATATTGTAAATATAGAAGTTATATGATGGAGGTTGTATGGCTATCATTTATCATCCAGACTGGGATATGTCTGAAAAAGGTAAAAAAGATGTCGAACGTCACCATAAAAAAATAGATGACGCTATACGGAAAAGTGTAAAGGACGTTGTAGCCGAAGAATCTATAATTACAAAGAAAAAAGGTAAAAAAGTTAGAATTCCTGTGCGTGGTTTGAAAGATTATAAATTTATTCATGGCCAAACAGGTAAAGGTAAAAATAATGGTGAAGATGGTGATGGAGATGGTGTGGGTCAAGGTAAAGGTAAGCCCGGAGATGTGATAGGTAGGGCTCCTAAACCAGGTTCTGGTAAAGGTGGGGAAGGTAAACCTGGTGATCAACCTGGAGAAGATTATATTGAAGCTGAAATTGATATTGATTACTTAATAGAAATTATGTTTGAAGACTTAGGTTTGCCCTGGATTGAGGAAAAAACAAAAGCTCAACAACTTGTCCCTAGCGGGTGGCAATTTAAAACTATTTCAAAAGTAGGTATTTTACCACGTTTACATAAAAAACGTACTATTTTAGAGTCTATTAAGCGAAATGAATTATATGCTCGTGAAATAGTCGAAGAATTAAATTGTAATTATGAAATAGCTTTAAAGGCCTTAGTACAAGCCAAGGGTGATATTAATAGCGCGATTAAACTTATTAAAAGTGATGGTGTCGATAAAAACATAGACCCATATGTTATAATTGAAGATGAAGATCTTAGGTATAAACAAATTGAACGAGAATATGAGTTACATTCAAATGCTGTTGTTATAGCTATGATGGACACCAGCGGGTCGATGACAATAGATAAAAAATATTTATGTCGTTCTCTTTTGTTTTGGTTAGTTGAATTTCTAAAAAAAGTTTATGATTATGTCGATATAAAATTTATAGTACATACAACCGAAGCAAAGATTGTAGATGAAGATACATTTTTTAGACGTGGCGAGTCTGGAGGCACGTTTTGTTGGACAGCAATCGATAAGTCTATATATTTAATTGAAACTGAATATCCTGTTGAAGAGTGGAATGTTTATTGCATATATGTAAGTGACGGAGATGATTTTGATCCACAAAAAACTGTACGTTATGTAGATGAATTAATGAAAAAGAAAATAAATATGTTTGCATATACAGAGGTAAAGCCTCAGTATTCGTCCATTAATCAAACAACTGGTTTATTGTGGGGGTCACAAAACACTAATTGTAAATCTGAAGACGGTGCTGAATTTTGTAGAAACGATCAATTACATATGATCTTATCTACTATTAGAAATAAAAATCACGTATATCCAACTTTAAAACATATTTTATTTAAACAAGCAGGTTAGGAGTAATAAATGGAGCAGAATGAGCTACGAAGACTAATAAAAATAGAGAATCGTATAAATCAAATAGTGACTGAAGAATTAAAGCTTAATTGTTATCCAATTGAATTCGATGTAATTCCTGCTCAAAAGATGTTGGAAATTATGGCTTATAATATTCCAACAAATATAAGTAATTGGAAATATGGGAGAGAATATGAGCGAGAAAAGACTATTTATGAGCATAGTAAGCGAACTTTACCATACGAGGTTGTAATTAATAGTAACCCAGCCAAAGCTTACCTGATGAAAGAGAACAGATTTGCAGTACAGGCACTTGTAATAGCCCATGTTTATGGCCATGTTGCGTTTTTTACTAATAATAAATATTTTCAAAATTCTAGACAAGATATTATAGGTATTATGTATGAAGCGTCTAAGCGTTTCAATGAATATGAACGCAGATATGGAGTAGAGGAGGTTGAAAAAACTATAGACGCTGGGCACGCTTTACAACGTCATTCAAGTCCATTTGAACCTAGAGAGACTGAAGATGAAAAAAGAAAAAGAATTTTCGAACAGAAAAAGAAGCAACTTTATATCCATGGTGGAGATTTTGCCGATTTCACAAATTTTGATGTTGATAAAATAAATGAAGATGTCGAATTATATAACCAAAAATTGTGGAGAAAGTTAAAATTAAAAACACCAGTTGAACCAACGGAAGATATTTTACGGTATTTAATTGATAATTCACGAGTATTAGAGGATTGGCAAAAAGATATTCTTGAAGTATTACGAATGGAAGGTCAATATTATTGGCCTATTATTAAGACTAAAATTATGAATGAGGGGTTTGCTGTTTTAATACATGAAAAAGTTATTAATCAGTTATATAAAGAAGGGTTATTAACTAATGCAGAGCATGCTGAATTTAATTATGCTAATTCATTAGTTAAGGGCGAATCTCCATTTAATATTAATCCTTATTTAATAGGCTCTAAAATTTGGGAAGATATAGAAGATAGGTGGAATAAAGGTAAATATGGCAGAGACTGGAAAAATTGTATGGATGCAAAAACTAAGCTTAATTGGGACACACAAGAATTAAAAGGCTGGGAGAAATGTAAAAGCGTGATGGCTACTTATATTGATTGGTTTTTTATTCAGGAATTTTTAACTTTAGACCTTATTCAAGACTTAAATCTTTATTTGTTTGAAGTTAAGGAGAAACCACAGTCTATTGATTATGTAATTAGTCATCGTGACGCAGAAAAAATTAAGAAAAAGTTAGTTCATTTTTTAGCAGTAAATAAAATACCGACAATTTTAATAGTGGAAGGTAATTTTAATAATAGAGGCCAATTAAAATTACAACATAAGTATGATAATATACCATTAGATAAAACGTATGCAGAAAAAACTTTGAAACATGTCGAGTATTTATGGGGAAATAAAGTAGTCTTGTACACATACGACGATGATGAGTTAGTTGTAATAGTATCAGATAATGATGCGGAAAAATCAACTACTGAAGAAGAATAAGTAATGACGTGGGGGTGAGATAGGTTCGACGTGGTAACTAAATTGTAGCTGCGATGCGTAGTGGGCGTCTACGTTAAAAGCCCGGTCTAAAATAAATGGAAAATTCATTATTAACTACATTCATAGAATGATAAACTCTGTCCAATACCGCGCCCCAGCGCGAGCGTGTGAATTGAAACAAACAAGTAAATAATTAATCATCGTATATCAGTTATAATTGTGTTAGCGCGGACTCGGGAGGCAGAGCCCGACACCTCCACCATCTATTTAGTAAAATTATGAGGTGAATTATGTGGTTAGTTTTACAATTAATTGCAATTTTATGTATTACTTTTGTGCATACGTTTAATAGGTGGGCTGGTATTAATAATATTGGTTTTATGGTTGTTTGGCCTGTTAATATAACAATGCAAGCAATAATAGCTCCATTGTTTATATTTTCTTATAAATTAGCACCATCATTTTTTCAAGCTTGGTTTATAGGAACACTTGCTATTTGTTTTTTTGGATTTATAGTAAGTTTGTTTATATTTGGCGAGGTTTTAACATTGAAATATATAATTGGAGTAATTTTTGCTGTAATTTCTATGATTTTATTAGTTTAATTATTGGGAGTAAAGACATGGGTAAATTATTAATTACTTGTAATATTCCAAAATCTGTATGTAGTGCACGTAAAAATAATAAATGTATACTTGGAATACAATGTAAAAAAATAATTGATAAATGTATAGGTTGTAAAAGGATTGAAAATGATTATTGTAAGCTGTATGTAATACCAGAAATTAAGTGGCGTTTAGGAGATTGTCCATCTGCAACTCATATACAGAAACAGACATCTTTATCGGAGAAAAGACGTGTGGGCCAACAGAAACAAAAACGTAAACTTATATAGTCGTGCAATAAATAAATTTACATTCTTAATTTTTTATGCTATAATATAAATGAATACCCTTACCAGTAAAGGAGAATTACTATGGACAATGAAGTTTTAGCTAGTTTACAGGCACCGTTTAAGTTAAAGGCTAGACAAGGTCAAGGAGGGCGCACATTCTACTATGTTTCTGCAGATGATGTGGTAGAACGTATGAATTCTGTTTTTAAAGGTAATTGGAGTACCGAAATAATTAAGTTATTTAAAGAAGAAGATTACATAATAGCTCATGTTAGAGTAGCTGTATACCCTGGGAACGAAGTCTCTGTGTTATACCATGATGGAGTGGCGAGTCAGTTAATTGCACGGTATACTTCTGGATTTAAAAAAGACCAGCCGATAGACTTAGGGAATTCTTATAAAGCTGCGATATCTAAAGCTATTAAGGTAGCATGTTCAAGATTTGGTGTTGGTCTTAAATTAGATCCTGATACATCATCACAAGATATTGATATACCAGGTGACAATCAGGAAATGTTTGAATCGCCAATGTTAGATGTACCAGATAATACTATTAGTATACCACCTGTAAATCAGCCGGAGTTAAATACTACTGTTCCACCTATTGATATTACAGCTCCTGTAGTAGAGTCTAATAAAGCAGATCAAGTAGCTGTGCCTCCAGTTGATCCACCTGTTAATTTTGATGCACCAAGACAACCAGATAATGATACTAAGAAACAAAATCCACCAATTATAGATGAATCGGGTATACCTGATTTTCCTATCAATAGCGAAGATGTTAAAGGTACTGCTGATAAACTGCCGGATATTCCAGAAAATGTAGTTAAAGATTTTGTACCTAATTCTACTGAGCAAACTCCTCTAACTCCAGTACAAAAGACGGCCATTACTATATTAATGGATCAATACGGTTTAACATATAAAGATCTTATGCTTAAGGCATTAGGAACAGATAAATTTCCAGAACTTGATCAACTATCTTATAAGGACGCAGTTAAAGTATTGCAATATGGAAATAAACTTAAGTAATAGGAGCTGTATTTATGGAGAAATATAAAATTGTTACTAAGAAGTTAAAGGCTTTAGATTTCGAAATCAAAATTTTTATAATACCAGAAGATGAAGTCAATGATAAACTTACCTATTTTACTAGGGAGAAGGGTTTAATCGCTAAAAGTTTATACGAAGACTTTTTAGTGGCTACATGTATAATGAATATACGTGATTTATTAGAGTTTATTAAAACTAAACGTGTTTCATCTGAAAAACTTTTTCAAGTTCGAAGTGAATTAATAAAACATATATTAAAAACTAACCCAGTTTTTGATCCCGATAATTTAGTTATTAACCAAAACAACGTGGTAAAAATTCGAAATGACATGGATATTGAGTCTTGTACACTTTTACCAGATAATGAGTATTGGGATCGTAATGTATACAAGAAGAGTACTAAAACTAATAATAAAGAAGCTCTTAACAAACTTATTAATATTTATGATTTACCGCATATAAAGGTACAGAGATTTTGGAAAAGATTAGGGCAATATATTATTATAAAACAATTTGACCCTGGTAGTGAAATTACTATTTTAGGTAATAGAAATTTTACAAGTAGACATGTATTTGAACAGTATATTGTTACTGTTTGTATTCATGAAGTTGAAGATTTATTTGTAACTTTAGATAAGTTGGGGCTTCCACAAAGAGTGCCTTCCCCCATTATTATTCATGAGTTATATGATTTATGTAAAAAAGTTAATCCCTTTTTAGATTATGATCTGTACAAAGACTCTTTTTCACCGGCAGATGACGAAGCAATGGATCCTTTTTCTAGTATGGAGGAAGCATATTCTAATCCAGAAGAGTTGGTAGACAGGGTGTTACATGGAAACAAAAAGCATAAAACATTTAGAGATGTTAGTACTGATCATATGTTAAAATTACCGTCTTTAATGAAAAAAAAGGTAATCGGTCAAAGCGAAGCTATCGATGATTTAGTTGACGCTATTCAAAGAGCTAGTGTTGGATTAAAAGATCCTGAAAAACCTATTGGAGCCTTTTTATTTACTGGGCAGACAGGAGTTGGTAAAAGTTATACTGCCAAAGTATTAGCGGAAGAACTTTTGAATAATAAAAATGCTATAGTAGTAATCGATTGTTCCGAGTATGCCGCTGACCATGAATACGCAAAACTAATTGGAAGTCCAGCTGGTTATGTTGGCCATGAGCAGGGCGGCCATTTTCAATAGTATTATTTGATGAAGTTGAAAAAGCTAGTGATAGAGTTCATCAATTGATGTTACAAATCATGGACGAAGGTAGATTAACTGATGGAAAATCTAAAACTGTTTCTTTTAGAGATGTAATTGTTATAATGACGTCTAATTTAGGTGTTAAGGAAGTAAATGCAATCAAAAAGAAAATAGGATTTGGAAATGTAACTGAGGTAACAAAACATAAAGCTGATTCAGCTATTTCCCAAGCACTTAGGAAACATTTTAAACCTGAATTTTTAAATAGGCTTACTTGTACAATTAATTTTAATAAACTAACTAAAAAAGATTATATTAAAATTATTAAGTTAGAGTTGATTAAACTTAGAAATAACCTTAAACTCAATAAAACTAAATATTCAAAACTTAACCTTGTTTTTGATAAATCTGTGTACTCATATATTTATGATAAGGGAATAGATGAAGAGTACGGAGCACGTCCTTTATTAAGGGCTATAGAACGTTATATATCTACGCCTCTAGCAAAAAGATTACTAAAAGAGGGGGATAGGAAGTGGTCTAATGTTGAAGCTAAAGTATATATAGAAGATAATGATGTTAAAATATCTTTACGGTCATTAACTAAAGACCATGATGATCCACCATTTTATATGGAGGCTTCGGATGACTAACAAATTAGCGCAGCCTATCTATACTGAAAAGCCTTGGGGTTCAGAAATAGTTTGGGCATTAACTGATACATATGTTTGTAAAACTATTGAAGTGGATGCGTATAAAATTACTGATTTAATTGTACACGAAGAAAAGGAAAAATCGATAATTGTAGTTGATGGTATGTTAAGCATAGCAATGGGTAAGTGTTGTGATCCACAAGATTTAAATTATTATGAATGTCCAAAAGGATGGTCTATTTATATAGAGCCCGGCATTATGCATAGGTATGGTGGAACTGATAAACCTGTTAAAATAATAGAAGTGTCTAACCAAGGGTTAGATTCTGGAGTGACTATTCCAGAGGACATTGATATTTGGAGGTTAGAGCAATGACTTCTGATGAAGTTGAACAAATAGTATCTACCTTACTAAATCCATATCAAGTAGAATATGAACGAATTAATATAGATGATAGTGCTATTTTTACTATTAAACGTTTTGGTTTAAAAGTAGTATACTTAAACGGACAATCTTTTAAACGAAGTATTTTAAATGGGTGGAACGTTGCATGGATACATCCAGATTATGATATTGAAAAAGCTAGAAAAATTATTATTTTTGAACTAGTTAAAGGAGGTTATTTTCATTATCTGAGGCATACTTATCCACGGTTATTCAAAGATCTTATAACTATGCAAGGGTGGGATCGAGAAATTGTGAAAGAAAGGTTAAGAAAATATAAAGAACTTCCCCAATATAATTATTTTAGAGAATTAAATATGGATGCTATATCAGTGGCCTCTGGATATATTTTGTCTACTGACCCTGGATTTTATGATTTTATTATTTAGTTGTTTAGGGGGATTTATATGTCTATATATATATTATTATATTTTATCGGAATGTTATTTGCTTTTTATACAATAGATTACTGTAATTCAATGGTATTAGACGATGAGAAATTTACAGTACCGACAACTATTTTATTTTTACTCTTAAGTTGGGGTACTGTAGCCATATTTGTAGGAGGAATGTTACATGGTTATAGTTGCATTCTGCGCGGACGTGAAACCAACCATAAGTTAAAATAATAGGAGTCGTGCACCACGCGGGGCGCGTGAATTGAAATAGAAAAACGTCAAGGTATTTGCATGTAAAGATATGTCGCGCCCCGTGCGGGCGCGTGAATTGAAACAATACAAACGGCTTATACCAATTATTGACTGTCGCGCCCCGCGCGGGCGCGTGAATTGAAACGGCATAGGAATGTCCAGTACGGAGCGAGATGTCGCGGCCCGCGTGGGCGCATGAATTGAAACAAACAAAACACCAACCGTGGAGAAAATAATATGAAATTTACAACTGTATTAGAAACTATTAAATTAATATTAATAATTGTAATAATTGGAAGTATTGTTTTAGGGGGTATTTCAGCCTATAGTTGGATAAAAACTAAATTAGAGATGCAAGAAGAGAAATTAAAATTAGAATTAATAGAACAAAGAAAATATTTTGAAATTAAACTGAATCAAGTTAGAGCAGAAACAAATGTTGTTAATGCAAATTCTAATAGTTGGAAAAGCGAGCTTACTAAACTTAAAAAACAAAATTCTGAATTAATATCTTTACTTAAAAAAAATGATGAAAAAATTACTAATATAGGAGGAGTAATTGCTCAAACAAATGAGAATTTGTCTTTAGAACTTAATAAGCTATCAGATCATGTTTACAAAGAAGGTACAGGAGATCAAAACGAACAATACTTTAAAAAAATTTATGTTAAGGCGAAGACAAAGGATGGCCAACTTAAACAGATACCTATAGCTTGGGCTATATTTTATCCTAATAGACCTGCTGATAAAAAATGGAAAACCGGAGTTTATCCAATTGAATATAAAACTAAAATAGTGCAGGCGGAACAACAGAATGGGAATTGGAATACTTACATAGAAACATGGGCTGAGAATAATAAAGATAAAGCTAGTAGAGGCATACAGTTACCGATTGAAATAAAATCAGCTGAGTTTAAACAAGTTAGAAGGAAAATAAAAGATTTTTATATTTGGTCTCCTCATATTAATTTAAATTTAGATGTCAGTTCAAATAACATAGATTCTGACAGTGATATTAATATACCGGTTTATGGAGGTATTAGTTTTAGTACTTCTGGATATGGAAGAACGAAAAATGATCTTACTTGGCGTTTTATAGATTTTGGTATTAGTACTAATGGAAAAGATATTTATGCTAAATTTACTCCTGTTTTATATAATATTGGAGAGCCACTGCCCATTATTTCGAATACTTTCATAGGACCGTTCATAGGTTTATCTACCGAAAGTGATAAAGTCATTGGATTAGGTGTTAGTATTCCTTTTTAGTGGTTTACATTTTTATCGCTATATGCTATAATTATAGTAGAAACCACACATTAAAAAGGAGGAGCTTCAATGACTAAATTATGTAGTGTACCGATGCCTAAGGACGGTAAAATAATGGACGAAAATGGAAAGTATTATAAATGTAATAGACCAGCTAGATATCGTGTAGGATTTTGGTATGTATGTGAAGAACATAAACAATTTTATACAGATCCTAATAATTGGGAAGCTGAAATGTTATCAGCGGAGGAGTTAGAAAACAATGAAACAATTTAAAATTGATGAATTTAATACTTTATTTTATAAAGAAAATAACAGACTAAAACCAGCACATAAAAAAGATTATGCTAAATTAACAATTAAAAAATTAACATGTCCTAATTGTGGTTATGAGGAAGAAGTGAAGAGGGTAGTTTTTGGCGAAGATCTTAAATGCCCTAAATGTAAAGTTGTCATGGTAGAGCAATATTAAAATGGATGCATTAAAAAAATATATAAAAGTATTAAAAGAGCAAGATGAAATAGAAAGCGATTTAAAGAAAAGTGTTTATGTGCGTTGTAATAAACGTATTAATAAACCATTGTTGAATATTGAAATTTGTTTAAAATGTAAATATAAAGATAGATGTTTAGAATTTGCTGAAGCTAAATTTAAAAAACCTCCTAATCGACAAAAACAGAAGAGGCGCACTCGCCGTAGGCGTGTGAATTGATAAAGTAAAATGAATATTAAGGAGTTATTATGAGAATTATAAATCAATCATGGGAGTGGGTTCAAAGGCCGAATTCGCCGCTCGTGATAATAGAGCGGGCTGGTAGAACATGTTATAAATCAGTAAATCAGAAGATAAAATAACAAGCGATTCAGCTCAAAAATTTGTTAAAGCAATTATTAAACGTGGACATGAATCAGTGATTGAACATGGTATAGCATCTGTTCGTTTTATTACTAATAGAGGTTGTTGTTATGATGATAAGACCGAAGTTTTAACAAAAAGCGGTTGGAAATTTTTTAAGGATATAACTTATTCTGATGAATTAGCATGTTTAAATAATGAAGATTATCTAGAATACCATAAACCATTACAAATAATTAAAAAAATTTGGGATGGATATCTACTACATTTTGAATCAACCTCAATCGATCTTTTAGTCACTCCAAACCATAATATGTGGGTCTTTGATTATGATAAAAGATCACCAAAGACACGTATTTGGAAATTTTTAAAAGCTGAAGAGTTAAAAAATAATAGATATAAATTCAAGAAAAATGCTAAATGGAAAGGAACTATCCAGTCTGTAACAATTCCACAACATCCAACGAAACATAAAAAATTTTCGACAATTAAATATAATCCTCAACAAACAGCAGATTTATTTGAATTGTTTGGGTATTGGATAACGGATGGTTCGTATAAATATGGGAAAAATAATGGTAGTGGTAGTTCAATAATTATTACACAAAAGAAACAAATACATATAAATAAGATAAAAAATTTATGTGATCGCCTTAATTTACAATATTATTATAGTAATAAAAATAATTATATACGCATAGACAATTTACGGTTAGTACGTTATTTTGAATCGCTATTTGGTAAAGGCGCTAAAACTTTTACAGCTAGAGTACCTAAACTCGTTAAAGAAGCAGTGCCATGGCAAATAAAACGGTTTTTAGACGGTGTTATAGGTGGAGATGGTAATATACATAAAACTAATAAGCATATTGTAATTTATACAGCATCTAAAGATTTTGCAGATGATTTGCAAGAGTTGTTTTTAAAAATTGGATTATCAGCCAATATACGGATACAACTTCCTAGAACTGATAACCATATAGTATTTACAGAACATGGCGCTACAGAAATTAAGAGTAAAAATATTACTTATATCGTATCAATACATCATTCTAAACGCTCTATACATCTATTAAATAAACGTTCAGCATATAATTTTGCAACAAAAAAATATTATAAAGGAAAAGTATATTGTGTAACTGTGCCGTATCATAAATTATATGTAAGACGTAACGGCAAAGTGGTTTGGTGTGGAAATTCTCATGAATTAGTTCGTCACAGATTGGCATCCTATTCACAAGAAAGTACTCGTTATGTGGCGTATAAAGACGAAATAGAATTTATACGGCCTGTATGGTGGGATAAATGGAGTATAGAAGAGCAGCAATTATGGTTAAATACAATGCAAACAATAGAAAAAAATTATCAAACCATGTTGAAGTTAGGATGTCAAACTGAAATAGTAATTACAGCAAATCTTAGAGAATGGCGGCATATTTTTAAATTAAGATGTTCAAAAGCTGCTCACCCACAGATAAGAGCACTAATGTTAGATTGTTTAAATGGCTTTAAAAAAGAAATTCCTGTTATTTTTGATGATATTTAAAATACAAAAAAATAAAAATAATGTCGGTTCAATGTTCAATTTTCGACAGCGTGAAAAATTTTTTTAAATTTTTTTTAAAAAGGAGAGTTGCCTGAGTGGCTAAAAGGGGCGGTTTGCTAAACCGTTGTGGCTAACTACCACCGTAGGTTCGAATCCTACACTCTCCGAACACAAAA